TAGCAGTAGTTCCAGCTACGGTAGTTCCATTAGGTCCTTGTGCGTAATATGCGGTATTACCTTGAGGTCCAGTTACAGATCCGGCACTACCTCCATTAGCACCATAATATTGTGTAGAAGAAGTATTATAAGGATTATAAGTATTTGTAGCAGTAGTTCCAGCTACGGTAGTTCCATTAGGTCCTTGTGCGTAATATGCGGTATTACCTTGAGGTCCAGTTACAGATCCGGCACTACCTCCATTAGCACCATAATATTGTGTAGAAGAAGTGTTATAAGGATTATAAGAAGTATCATATGAATTATAAGAAGTATCATAATAATTATAAGAAGTATCTGTAGTTCCAGTAATAGTAGTTCCATTAGGTCCTTGTGCGTAATATGCGGTATTACCTTGAGAACCAGTTACAGAACCAGCACTAGCACCATTTTGTCCTTGATAAGATAAAGCAGTAGAATTAGTTTGTATAGGATAACCAGTGCTACCATAATATTGAGTAGAAGAAGTATTATTCGGATTAGAATAACTACCGGATTGTGTATAAGTATAACTGCCTGAAGAAGTTTGAACTTGAATAGCTTTTTGTCCATTATTCGCATTAACTACAGTAGCAGTATCTCCATTAGGTCCGTAAAATTTAGTAGCAGTTCCATTATTACCAATGTAATTAGTATAATTTTCAGTTGTAGATGCATTACTAGATGATTGAGATGTGAATGTGATAGGTGATTGTCCATTAGCAAATGTAATTTGTAAAGACTGTGTTCCATCACTATTAGTAATAACTACAACAGTCCCTCCATTAGAACCATAAAATGTAGAACCATTAGTTAATTCGGCAGATGATGATTTATAGTGATTATAATTATCATAAGGTACATTAGATGTAGATGTAGTAGATGTTGTAGATGATGTAGTATTATTATTTTTATTATTGCGAATATTTGATACATTAGTATTATTAGTAAAATTTTCAGTATTACTATTACAATTACCTCCTAAAAAAGAACATAAAACTAATCCTAATAATAAAATCAAAAAAAGAAATAATGCTTCAGTATTCATTGTATAATTTATAGAGTGAAAAAAGTTTAAAATTAAATTAAATAGATTAAAAAGATAATATATATATTATAATAATGAAAAAAGGAATTAATGAATTTGAATTAAATAAAAATATAAAAAATAAAATAAAAATACCTTCTACACAACAAGTCTTAAAAAAATATTATAATAAAGATGAAGTATATGAGATAGGTGTAGATGAAGTAGGAAGAGGTCCATTATTTGGAAGAGTTTATACAGCAGCTGTAATTTTACCTAAAGATGATAGTTTTGATTATTCAAAAATAAAAGATAGTAAAAAATTTCATTCAAAAAAAAAAATAGAAGAAGTGTCGAATTATATAAAAACAAATGCATTAGCTTGGTATATAAGTTATGAAAATGAGAATAAAATAGATGAAATAAATATTTTACAAGCAACTCAATTATCAATGCATAATTCTATATATGAAATAATAAAATTGTTAAACTTAAAAGAAAATAAAAGAGAGAATATATATAATTTATTAATTGATGGAAATTATTTTAATCCGTTATCAATAATTGATAAAGATACTGATAAAAGTGTAATTATACCATATAAAACAATTATAAATGGAGATAATACATATGCGTGTATTGCTGCAGCATCGATATTAGCAAAAGTAGAAAGGGATAATTATATAAATGAGTTATGTATAGAAAATCCATTTTTAGAAATAAATTATGGTATAAATTCAAATAAAGGTTATGGTACAAAAAAACATATAGATGGAATAAAAAAGAATGGTATAACTATTTGGCATAGAAAGAGTTTTGGAATTTGTAAAAAAATGTAAAAAAAAATAATATATATAAATAAAATTGAATTCAAATTATAATAACACTTAAAAGAATAAACTAAAAGATAATAATGAAAGTGTTTGTTTTTGATACAGAAACAACAGGTCTTCCAAAAATAAAAATAATAAATCCAGATACTTTAGATTTATGGCCACATATAGTTCAATTAAGTTTTTTAATTTATGATACTGAAAAGAATGATATAATAAAATCATATGATGAAATAGTTAAAATTCCTGAAAGTATAATAATTTCAAAAGAAGTTTCAAATATACACGGTATAACAAATAAAATTTCAACTAAACAAGGAAAATTATTACATAATATATTAGAAGAATTTTTTAATAATTTAAAAAATGTAGATAAGATAGTAGGTCATAATGTATTATTTGATATAAATATGTTAAAAATAGAAATTTTAAGAATTATTTATATAAATCCAGATAATTTATCTGTAGATATAATAAAAAAATATAAAAGTTATTTCTATTTATTAACAAATTATAAAAATATTTCGTGTACTTTACAAGATTCAATTGAATTATGTAATATACAATTAACTAATAAGTTTGGACAATCTTATTTAAAATTTCCCAAATTAATTGAATTACACGAAAAATTATTTGAATCAATTCCAAAGAATTTACATAATTCATATAATGATATTTTAATAACATTGCGTTGTTTTATGAAATTGAAGTATGATATTGATTTAATGAAACATTGTAAAAAATTTAAAAAATTAATAAAACTGTTAGAATTATTATAAATATTATAAAAATAATAAATTGAGAGATATGTAAAAGTATTTTAATTATATAATAATAATAATAATAATAAATAGATTGATGGTATAAGTATTTAAATTTAAATAATATTAAATTTAAATACTTATGAATTATATAATAATAAATAATAAATAATATTATGCAGAACACATTTCACATATTTCATCAACAGCATCTGTATCTGTATCAGTATTAATTTGAGTAGGTTCAATAGTAAATTGTTGTGCTTGATGTTTCGCTTTTCTTCTTAAATAATAAATGCCTGTTTTAAGTCCTTTTTTCCAAGAATAAAAATGCATAGAAGTTAAAGAATTATAATTCGGATCTTCTAACCATAAATTTAAACTTTGACTTTGACAAATAAAAGCGCCTCTATCAGCAGCCATATCAATAAGATTTTTCATAGGTATTTCCCAAACAATTTTATATTTATCACGAATATGTTGAGATAATATAGTCAATTGTTGAATAGAACCTTTATTAGCGATAATATTATTTTTTATTTGTTCATTCCATAATCCTAAATCAGTTAATTCTTTCATTAAATATTTATTAATAACAACGAATTCTCCAGCTAATGTGCGTCTAGTATATAAATTGCTGGTAATAGGTTCAAAACATTCATTAAATCCAAGAATTTGAGATGTAGATGCAGTAGGCATAGGGGCAACAAGTAATGAATTTCGAATACCATTTTTAATAATGGATTCTTTGAGTGTATCCCAATCATAACGATCACTAGGTTTAACATTCCATAAATCAAATTGAAGAATTCCTTTTGATGCCGGAGAACCTTTAAATGAAGAATACGCACCAACAAAATCGGTAGTATATTTCATACGATTTTGTGTATAATTAGTATCACTTGAATATAAAGAATTAAATTCAACCACTTTTTTAATATATTCTAAATGATCATAATGATTTAATATTTTATTAAACAACTCTAGTTTATTATTATTTTGAATACATTCAATTACTTTGATTTTTCGTTCAATTGCGATTTCATTACTTTTTTCTAATGAAGCGTGATAAATAGTTTCAAAAATAAATTTATTTAATTCTACTGCTTGCTGAGAACAAAATGAAATATCCATCATAATAAAAACATCAGCTAATCCTTGTATTCCAATACCAATTGGTCTATGTTTAAAATTACTAGCTTTTGTTTTTTCAGTAGGATAAAAATTTATATCAATAACTTTATTTAAATTATTGGTAATAACTTTTGTAACTGTATGAAGTTTCTCATAATCGAATTGTTTAGTTTCTAGATTAACAAATGAAGGTAAAGCAATAGAAGCTAAATTACAAACTGCGGTTTCATTTTTATCAGAATATTCTAAAATTTCACAACATAAATTGGAACTTTTAATAGTTCCCAAATTTTGTTGATTTGATTTTTGATTGGAAGCATCTTTATATAAGATATAAGGTGTGCCGGTTTCCATTTGAGAATCTAATATTTTAAACCATAAATCTCGTGCATTAACTATTTTACGTGCTTTACCTTCTAATTCATATTTTTCATATAATTGGTTGAATTTAGTTCCATATACATCAGATAATCCAGGACATTCATTAGGACAAAATAAAGACCATTTAGAATTATTTTTGACACGTTCCATAAAAAGGTCTGAAATCCATAAAGCATAAAATAAATCTCTAGCTTTTAATTCTTCATCACCGTGATTTTTTTTTAATTCTAGAAAATCTTCTATATCACCGTGCCAGGGTTCTACATAAATAGCAAATGATCCATTTCTTTTTCCAGATTGATTTACATAACGTGCAGTACTATTAAATACACGTAACATAGGAACTATACCAGATGTTTTTCCATTTGTTCCTTGAATATGTGAATCTTTACATCTTATATTATGAATATGTAAACCTATTCCTCCAGAATATTTTGAAATTAAAGCACAATCTTTTAATGTATTATAAATACCATCAATACTATCTTCTTCCATTTGAATTAAATAGCAACTGGATAATTGTGGATTTGGAGTACCACAATTAAAAAGAGTAGGTGTTGCGTGAGTAAAATATTTTAATGACATTAAATCATATGTTTCTTTTATTAATTCAAGACTTTTTTCATAATTATTTATATCTCCATGAATTCCTATTGCTACACGCATCCACATATATTGAGGTGTTTCTACAATTTTATTATTCAATTTAAATAAATATGCTTTTTCCAAAGTTTTAAATCCAAAATAATCAATTAAAAAATCTCTTTTATGATCTATCATATCATCAATTTTATTTAAATTACAATTTACGAAATTCATTAATTCTTCTGATATTAATGGTTTTTTCTCTCCTGTAAAATTAGTAAAATTATATAAAGATAACATAACATTTGAAAATAACAAATCTGTATTTTTTTGATGATTTGATATAATAATATGAGCTGATAATATGGCATAATCATTATTTATAGTAGATAATGAAGCGCATTGTTCTGCAGTTAATTCATCTATTTTTGAAGTTGGTATAGTATCATATAATTGGTCAATTACTTTCATTATAAGTGAAGAATAATTAATATGAATATTCGCTTCTAATCCGATTTTTTTTACTCTCTCTAATATTTTATCAAATGAAACTTCTTGAAGAGAACCATCACGTTTAGTCACACGCATTTCTCCGGAATAATCCATTTATTATATTATTATATATATATATATAGTTTTAAATTGATTTTAGTATATTAATTACAGTTATATATTATTTAATATATTATTAAATATATATTATATATATGTATCCAAAATTATATTTATTTATTATTGTAATATTAGCTCTTGGATTACCTATATTTATTCCATTTAATAAATTAGAAGGATATTCTAATTATACTTTAGATATGGAAATGGGAAAATTTCCTGAATCAGTAACTAATGTACTAGTTCAAGATACATATCCATCAATTGGAAAAAATCAAGTTTCAGATGAAACATCTAACAAAATGTGGTGGCGCTATCCTACATTTCAGGTAGGATCATATTCACAAATTACAAATAATATTAGATACCCATACAATCCAGATGATGCTAGATGCACCGCAGGTGATATGTGTTATGCTACATATAAAAATAAAGGATTACATACTAATTATATAAAACCTCTACCACCAGTTAATTCTACATGTGGTGGAACACGTGTAGGTTATTTTACAACATAATTTTTATACTATTGTATATTTATTTAAATAAGTATTTTATAAAATACTAAATAAAATTATAATAATCATATAATACAGTTATTTCTTTAAATTATTATATTTAACTAAAATTATATAAAGGTTAAAATTCAGGTATAATATGGACGGAGCGGATTCAATTACTTATATTTTAAAAAATAATATTGAAGGAGATATTGTTGAATGTGGTGTAGAAAGTGGACTTTTTGAACATATATGGATAAATGAATTAATGAAAAATAATGTTGTTCGCGATATATATCTATATGACACATTTGGGGGATTAGTGGAACCATCGGATAATGACTATACATGCAAAGATACTCAACTTTATCAAATGAATAAAGATGAAGTTTACAACACTTGGAAAAGTAAAATAATTGATGAAAATACAAATGGGTGGTGTTATGTGCCTTTACAACATGTTAAAAATAGATTAAATTCAACTGGTTATCCACAAGATAAATTACATTATATAGTAGGTGATGTAATGGAAACATTGAAAGACAAGGCAAATATTCCTGAAAAAATAGCAATATTGCGATTGGACACTGATTGGTATGAATCAAGTAAATATGAACTAGAACAAATGTATGATAATGTTGTAAGTGGAGGAGTCATAATATTTGACGACTATTATCATTGGAATGGGCAAAGAAAAGCAACTGATGATTTTTTTGCGAGTAAAAATTTGAAGTATGATTTTGTAAATATAGGTAATAACAAAACGTCGGCTATTATAAAAATTGTTTAAAAATTGTTTTTTTAATAGATTAAAAAATATTTCCAAATAATGAATTATTTGGAAATATTATGGAATTTTCACTACAAAATATACAACCTAATATTCTCTCTAACAACATTTATCAGGTAAAATGTAAAATAATTTTAATTTAATTTAATTTAATTTAATTATTTTATTAAATTTTAATAAACAACCTGTTTCCTGAATTGATTCTTGTTTATATTCTTTTTTAATTCTTTTTTTAGGAGCTCTATGTTCATATCCAGTTAAACGTTCTAATTCAATTATATTCCATATTTTAGTTAATTGATCTATATTATTTTTAAACCAATTTTTATCTCTTAATACTAGAATACAACTTATTTTTTCTAATTTCCAATAAATATATTTTACATAAATATAATTATATTTATCCGATTGATATAAAGCAATAGATTCTTCTTCCCATTGATCAATTTCAGCAGAATATTTTAAATTTAAAGGTTTATATAAATAAAATGGAGAACCTTCTTTTTTATGAAAATGTATTATAATACCTTTTTGTTTTCCATCTGCAGAAATAGTTGTATCTATTTCAGTTATATCTTTATCTTTATCTTTATCTTTATCTTCTGGTTCATTAGTATCTATAATTGTATTAATATTTGTAATTATATCTTCATCATAACTATATTTATCTAAATATTCAATAAATTTTGTTTCTAAAAAGTCACATTCATTTAAATTACATACTTCCATTTGAAGTTGCATTTGAACCCAATATTCTTTTTTTGGAATACCTGTTATTTCACGACTAACTACATTTTTTATTTCTATCATCCGTCCATAAAGATTGGATGATTTATCATCATTAATTCCATCTGGTGATGCTCCTATAAATTTATATATAGGATGTTGAATACATCCAAAATCATATAATTCTGTTTTATATTTATTTTCATAAATTAAAACTGAAACTGGTTCATATTTTTGTCCCCAATGTAACGAAGTATTTGTATTAATCATTTTAATTTCACCTATATCTTCATTAAACATTTTAATAGGTTGACATTTTTCATATATTAATTGATTTATTGTTGCTTGACTTTCAAATACTTTATATGCGTTACTTGCTGTAATTAAATTATGTCTAAAAGAATACCATTCAGGTGTTCTTTGAGTTGGTTGTTGAATATTTTTTAAATTATGAATGATATTTTCAATAATATCAACTTGATTTTCATTTTCTACTGTATCCTTTATTGTATCTTTTATTGTATCTTTTATTGTATCAGGATAAAATGTATTAATGTAAATATTAAAAGTATATTCTATAATATTATTAATATTATTTTCAATAATATCATTTATATTATTTATATTATGATATTGTTTTTGTATAAAAATAATATAATCTTCTATCTGAAGATAATATAAATCTTGAATATCTTCTAATAAAATATTATAAAAACCAACATTATTTATAATATGTGGATTATATTTAATATAATCATCGATTAGATAAAAGAAAATTTCAATTAATTCAAGTATATGTTCTTCTGAAAAAATATATTTTTGTATATCTATAGAATCTTTATCTTCATATTCGATTTCATATTCTTCTTCATCTTCTTCATCTTCTTCATCTTCTTCATCTTCATCTTTTTCATCTTCTTCATTATCATTATCAATATCAATAGTTTTTTTTACATTATTTTTGAAATTATTATAAGCATCAGATATAATATTTTGTAATTCTATCAATTGTTTTAATTCGTTGATAAACATAATATATATATATAACTTTAACTGTTTTTAATATAATTAATAAATTATATAATAGAATTACATTCTGGTATTTTATCATTAATTAATAATTTATTTCGTATTGTAATTGAATTTTTTTTAACTGAAAGTGATTTTAATGTTGAAACACGTTTATCAATATTTTTTAATGTAAAATGTTTAGAAATTTTAGTATATGTTAAAGCAGGAATTTCTTTAATAAGTCCATCTGTTTTATTATAAACAACATCTTTTACTCTTAATAATTTTTTTTTATCTAAACAATCCTTTAAAAAAATAATTAATAAATTAGTTTCTTCTTCATTTAAATTATTTATATTTTTATATAAATCCACAAATTCTAATAATTTTTTAGTTTTAATAGTTTTATTTAATTTACACCAAGGTTCATTACTATTATTTATCATTTCCTCTTCAAGATATTTATCTAAATTATGTATATCATTAGATGATTTGGTTTCATTAAATGGAATTCCATTTAATAACATTGTTTTATATTTAATATTTTTAAGTTCTTGACATTCCATATCATTATTCTCTTTAACAGTAATTTCTTCCATATTGTATATATTAATATATAAATAGAGTTTAACTCTATTTTTTTTAATATTTAAATATTTATAATTTAAATATTATTTTTTATATTATATAATGGAAAACAATTTAAACAATACAAATACAAATATCAATATCGAAAACAACTTAAACAATAAAAATATCAATATTATTGATAATACACGTACACATAAAACAGTAATACCTACAATTAAAAAAATAAAAAAACGAGTTGTCACTAAAAATTGGAAATTTGCACCTGAATATTTTGATTATACAAATCAATTAAAATTAATAAATGATATTTTAAATAATAATTTAGCTGATAATATAACTAATATTATTATTCAACAAATTAATACTAAAATATATGGATATAAACAACAAGATATTTTAAAAAAACGATTTAATGAAATCGAATTTTTAAATTTCGATTTTATTATTCATAAAATGATTGAATGTGAATTAAAATGTCGTTATTGTAAAATTGAAATGAATGTATTATATGATATCTCTAGAGAGATAAAACAATGGTCTGTTGATAGAATTGATAATACACTTGGACATAATATTAATAATTGTTATTTATCTTGTTTAGAATGTAATCTTAAAAAACGCAGACGAACTGATGAAAAATTTTTATTTACTAAACAATTAAAAATTATTAAATCCAATATCGATTAATCCTCTTCTTTTCTCTCTTTTAAAAATAAATAAATAAATAAATAATAATAATAATAATAATTTAGTTTATAAATAATATTTATAAACTAAATTATTATATGGAATGGAAATGGACAAAAGGAGAACCTTACGAGAGAACTAAAAGATTAAAACAATTATTAGAAATAGAAGATACTGAATTTAGTAATGAAATGGATAATTCCGCATACTCATCATCTTTAAATTATGATGAAAATACTTGGGAAATCTTAAATAAAAATATATCAAATATGGATTTTAAAATATCAAATAAGAGAGAAGAATTAGATAGTAAAATTTCGGATAGAAAATTAGTTCAACAAATAGGATATAACCCTTTTTTAGGTGAAAATAATTATATAGATGATATAACTATACGAGATGAATTTTTAAAACCAATTAATACTACACAAGGAACACTAAAAAATAAAAATGTAAATAATAATTAATTATAATAGTATTAATATTTAAATACTTATTATTTATAGTGAAATAAACAACTTAAACAAAAAATTAACATTTAAATTATGAATAATAATTCTTCTTCTACAAATTATACCACACAAAATGATTTATTATTACATAATTTAATAGACTTTTATAAAAATGAAAATTATCTTACACGAATGTTGAAAATTATTACAGGTGAATCTAAAATATCTTTACGTATTGTTGATTGGTTTGCTACTAATTATGCTAAAAAAAATTTTACTTTATATTATATTACTAATAATTCTAGTTATACAACTAGATTTAAAGTATATTTTGATTATAAATTAAAATTAAAAGCATATAGCAAAAAACGATTCGATCCTTTTTGTCGATGGGATAGAATTAGTATTCCATATAAAAATGGAACATGTATTGAAACTACTATCGGACAATTAAATTTTTTTAAATGGGCTATTGAAAATAAAGTCATTGATTTTATTGAAGAAAATTATGATATTATTGAAAAAGATATGAATACTCGTAATAGCACATCTAAAAGAAAAGAAATTATTATTGATAATTCAAAAACACGCAAAAAAAGAGAAGAATTATCTATTTCTGCTACTAAAAGTATTAAAAAAGAAGAAGTTGAAATTGTTGTTCAATTTAATTAATTTAAATTTATCATAGTTAAGTATTTAAATATAAATTCATATTTCTAATATGGGAAATTCACAATCAATTCAAAAAATAAATTATCAAGATATACAATATATTATTCATAATTCTGATAATTATATATTAATTAATACTTTAAATATTAATGAACAAAATTGTTTAATTAAAAATACAATTAATATTCATAAAGAAACCGAATTAATTAATGAATTTATTAAAAATAATAATAAACAATTCAAAATCATTTTATATGGACGCAATTGCAATGATGACACAGTATTTGTTAAATATAATCAATTTATTTCATTAGGATTTTATAATGTATATATATATTTAGGTGGATTATTTGAATGGTTAATGTTACAAGATATATATGGAGAAACCGAATTTCCTACAACTAAAAAAGAATTGAATATTTTAAAATATAAATCTAATAATATATTAAATATATATTAAATATATGTTAGGAGGTACTGTAAATAAAAATGATAATTGGTTTATACAAATTGTAGATGATTGTTGTAAATATTTATGGTTGAATGATGTTAATTTGACACAACAATTGAAAAATAAAACTAATTATAATTATTATGAAAAAATATATTCAACTGAATGTGATAATTTATCAGTTGAATGCAATTATGGTCAGGGTGCTATAATAGAACTTCCAAATAAGATTCTAAATTTAAAGGGTTATAGCGTAGGTGGATTATATTATGTACCATTTAAATTAAATCCTTTTAACCAAAATATATCACAACCACTATTTGATTGGTGGGGAGTAAAAGGAACAGGTACTTTAGAAAACGAACACCTTAATGTTACAGGTAATTATTTAAAAAACGATCACATTCATTTTTATAATAGAACTCAAGTTGAAGCTGAGCAAAAATCTGTACCAATCGGTCATTGGCCTCACGATATTCAAAAATTAATAGAAAAAAGTACTAATCAAGGTGAAACAAATAATAGAATTTTTAGTTTTGGAACATTACAGTATCCAACTTATAGAGTTTTACACGAAAAATGTAAAAATAAGACAATTTCATCAAGTGAATTAGATGAATTAAATAAAATAGAACAAATATTTGAAAAAATATTACAACAAAATATTCAAATTATTAAAATATGGTGTAGAGATTATAAATTTAGTTATACTTTAGGATATTGTATTATTTGTAAAATGATTAAATATATTAATATTTGTACAATTACTTTAGCATATGATAAAACAATATTAAAAAATTTTATTATAGAAGGAAAATTACAAAATTGTGATGTGTATCATCAGACGCAGATAAATCTTGAAATATATAACAAACTTTTTAATGATGTTACAGTTAATTATCCAAAATATAAATTTTCAAATCATAGTCGTAAATTTAATTTTGATTTTATTAATATAAATTATGAAACAACATTTATTCAATTATGTAATATATTATCGTTGATATCATCATCTAGTAAATTACCTATAGATATCGTAGGAAATGTAGGTTTACGTAATCAGTTAATAGAATATATAGAACCTATAACTCATCAACCACAAATAACAACTGATGATGTAAAGGAAGAATCCACTCCAGATGATGATGATGAAGCAGATGCGGATGAAGACACATATGGAGATAAAAGTAATTTAATAACCATAATTCTAAATCCATCAGGTCAATCAACCACAAAAATTGAAAATTTTCTGGGACTAGATGTTACAAGTATGGATATATCTATTTATATAGATTTATTACGAAAATATATAAATGACACTGATACTGATACAGAAAATAAAATAAAAGCATTAAATCAAATAATAGTGTTAACTAAAAATCAATATAAAAAGTATCTTACTAAATTTAGTAAAATTACAAATTTAGTATATAAACAAAAATTACTTCAAACTGAGATTTTAAATAATTTAAGATATTTTAATTTTGATAAAGATTTATCAATAGATGAAAATATAGATAGTATACAAAAAAATATAACTGAAATTTCTGAATTTCATAATTCTATAATAGAACACCTTAATCAACTTACACTTGAAAATAATCCACCACCAGCACCACCACCACTAATATCACGAGCACCATCACCACCACCACTATCACGAACACCATCACCACCACGAACACCATCACCACCACCAATACCAGTACCACCATCACCACCACCACCACTACCAGTACCACCACTAATATCACGAGCACCATCACCGCCACCACCATTAATACCAGTACCACCAAAAATTACTAGAGATGATGATGATGATGATGATGATGATGTTGTAATGACTTATGACATTATAAGTGACAACACAAAAGCAAATAAAAAAAAGAAGAACAGAAAAAAAGCAGTAGCAGAAAAAGAAAAAAAAGAAAAAGAAGAAAAAGTAAAAGTTGAACGTTTACTGGAAGGAAAAAATGAAGATGAAATAGAACAGTTGTATAAGGAAATGGCAATAAAGTTGAATAATGGTGAAACACATTTTATTCCTGGTTCAACTGATCGTGTAAGAGTTTCATTGCTTTTATTTTGTAGTAAATCTATTACAGAAATATTTTATTTATTAGAGGGATCTAAATTAGAGGGATCTAAAGTTGTATGGATTACTGATGGTAAAAAAGATTTTGTAATTGCGATCTATATTTTGTATTATTTAACAGAAATTAATCGTACTAATTTATCTTCGAGACAAATATTAAACTTAAATAAAATAATAAACATAGTAAATAATTTTTTGAAAACGAGTGGTGATACTGAAAGTGAAAAATGGACCAATTATCATTTAATTCAATTAAATTTACAACTAACTAAAAGATGTCTAGATGAAATTGAATTACAAAGAGTGTGTGAATATATTAATATATTCACATCAAAAGAAAATTATGATTATGCGAATGAAAAATGTATGGAACAATTTAATGGATTACGTGGAATATATCAACAACTACAAATGATAAAGCAAGTTACGGAAAATGTAAAAAAATATGATGAATATAAATTTGTAACTGCGATGCCTCTACTTATTTATGTATTAAAACATGGCATTTGTGATTTGCAACAAACACAATATTATGCAGAAAGATTATTTAAAATGCAAGATAATGATTATTTTATAGCAGTAAATACTAGACAAATAAATGAATTATTACCAATTTTACATAATATAACAATGGACGACTTCAAACAAACAATTTTTGAAATAATAACTGATATTAATTTAAATTTAATTTTAAATTTAAAAGATATAAAAGATATAACAGAAAAAAATAAAGCGAGACGTACATATATGTTACAAATAATGAAGAATGCTACAAGAAATGATTACTATATTATACAAATAATTATATTACAAATGTTTTTAGATACAGATGAAAATATTTTACTTGATAAAAAAATTAAAGAAAAAAATTTAACTATTTCAATTTCTGATTATAAAACAAAAACAATACATAATTATATTGTTTGTTTAGAAAAATATATAAAAAATCTTGTAGATACAAAAGAAAAAGTAAATGAAACAAAAATATATAAATGTATACAACCGTTACCGGAAGTTGTAGTATTACCCGAATTTCCTGAAGTACTAATAAATTTTGTATTTGATCAATCGATACCTAACTCAGTAATAAATCGTTTTATTACATTATTGGATGAGGAACAGGAACCAGTAGTTCCATCAGTTTCAACATTTCCACTAATTCCAGTTCCTCCAGTTCCATCAGCAGTTCCATCAGTTTCAACATTTCCACTAATTCCAGTTCCTCCAGTTCCTCCAGTTCCATCAGCAGTTCCATCAGTTTCAACAAAATCCATAGATAAACCCAAAAAACTAAGTGGAGGAAGTTTATATAATTTTCATAAAAAAACAAATAAATATATAAGAAATAAAAAACACAAAAAAACACAAAAAAGAAATAAAAAAACACAAAAAAGAAATAAAAAACACAAAAAAACACAAAAAAGAAATAAAAAACACAAAAAAACACAAAAACGAAAATAAATTAAATATATTCACATATTTCGATATGATACTTATTATTTGTAATACTTATTTTAAAAGGTTTTCCACAACCATAAATTAAATTATTAATAATATAAAAATCACACATTTCTTTTTTGCTATGTGGGTCAATTTGAATATTATTATTTTTAAAAATACCGTGTCTAAATATACCACAATTTAGTTTTTCAATAATGATAAAATTATTACAATGAGGACATTTTAATATATCTTCTATTGGAGTTGTCATATTTGATAATATTAAAGATATTATTTAAATATTAATAATATTTTTAATATTATTATATATTAAAATCTGGAACTTTAATTTTAAAAGGTAACAGATGTAAAAAAGGTACTAGAAGATGTCGAACACATAGACGAGGTCGATTTTATCAAAAATGTAATATTTAATATTAAATACTGATTATTGTTTTTTTAAATAATGTAAAAATTATAATATTATTTCAATTATTAAAAAAAATTGAAATATAAATATTACTTAAAAACAATGATATTATTAAGTAATCAAATCAAATGGATTTAAATCAAAGAAAATTAAACAAATCCGAATGGAACTCTATTGAGGTTCCCGTTTCTAAAAATGAATTAGAAATTTTACTTTTAATTATTAAAGGATATGATGATGTTAATATTAGAATAAATAACAACTCTTCCATTTTTACATTTTTAAAAATGGAATATAATTTAAAAATGGAAGATTATTTATATAATAAATATTTACGTGAAAGATGTAGTAAAATAGAAATTGAATTAAAAAATAGAAATCCAAATTATATTAAAATAAAAATAATTGATGATGTAAAAATAAATTCTGCGAATAAAATTAGATTAGAGAGAATTGATGAATCATCTTTAATACAAAATAATATATATGAATTTATTATATTAACACATATTGAAGCAATGTTACATTCTAAAAATAATAATAATAATAAAATGTATCATTATCATTATTATACATTATATAAATTAATTAGAAATAATATAATTAATTTAAATCGTCATCTTAAAGAATTAACAAATAAAATATTGGAAATTTATATTAATGATATTAATTACGCAATAATAATTTCAAATGCGGTTGAATTTATTGAAAAAAATGGAGATTTATTAAAATATGGAGATATGATGCTTTATGAACATCAAAAAGAAATATTCACCTTTTGTAAAAAAATAAATCCAAAAATTATATTATATATGGCACCAACTGGTACTGGAAAAACACTTACACCTATAGCATTATCTCAACAAAATAAAATAATTTTTGTATGTGCAGCAAGACACGTAGGATTAGCATTAGCAAAATCAGCTATTTCAGTAAATAAAAAAGTCGCTTTTGCGTTTGGTTGTTCTTGTGCTGATGATATTCGTTTGCATTATTTTGCAGCAAAAGAATTCACTAAAAATAAACGCACTGGTGGAATTGGTAAAGTCGATAATAGTGTAGGTGATAATGTTGAAATTATGATTTGTGATATTAAATCATATATTCCTGCTATGTATTATATGTTAGCATTCTTTCCGCCAGAAGAAATAATATTATATTGGGATGAACCTACAATTACTCTTGATTATACTAATCACGATATTCACGCTACAATTAGACAAAATTGGAAACAAAATAAAATACCAAATATTGTATTATCTTCTGCTACACTTCCTAAACAAAATGAACTTACTGAAACTTTACCTGACTTCTTAAATAAATTTTCTGGAGCAGAAATTTATAATATTGTTAGTCACGATTGTAAAAAATCTATACCAATAATTAATAAAGATGGATATGTTATGTTACCTCATTATTTAGATGATAATTATTTGAAAATAATAGATATTGCTCAACATTGTAATAATTATTTAACACTTTTGAGATATTTTGATTTAAAAGAAGTTGTTGAATTTATTAGTTATATTAATGCACACAATTTTGGAACACTTAAAACACAATTAGATAGACATTTCGAAACACTGGATGATATTAATATGAAAAATATTAAAATGTATTATATATATTTACTTCAAAATATTGAACCACATCATTGGATTACTATATTCACTCATTTTAATAAAATTAGACAACCTAGAATATTTGAAAATCAAACTATTGATATAAAAGGACAACCTATTATTAAAATAAATAGTATTGGTCCTGGTTCTGGTGATTCTTCTAATCCATTATCTGGAAAACCTATTGTTCGATTAACTAGTGAACAAATTATTCCAACACAACCTATACCTATTAAAATCGGTTCTTCTGGAATTTATGTTACAACTAAAGATGCATATACATTAACAGATGGACCTACTATCTTTATCTCGGATGATATTGAAAAAATAGCCAAATTTTGTATTCAACAAGCAAATATTCCACCATTAGTTATGGATGAAATTATGAAGAAAATTGAATATAATAATATTATTAATACTCAATTAAAAGATTTAGAATCACGTGTTGAACAAATTAAAGAAGCAGCTGATGCCAAAATACAAAATTCAGTATTTGGATCTCATAACGGTCATACTATTGTTGGGAGAAATAAATCTTCTAAAGGAATTAAAAAATTAAATAAAGAACAACCTGATGAAATGGAAAATAAAGGAACATTGTCTAAATTAACTCAAGAAATCACTTCATTAAGAAATATGATTAAATCTGCTACATTAAATGATACTTTTATTCCAAATAAAAAAAGACATATTGATAAATGGACTAATAATAATATTAATACAACTGGTGCATTTACTAGTAATATTGATGAAATAACTGTTTCTGATATTATGGCATTAAATGGAGTGGATAATTCTTTGAAAATTCTGTTAATGATGGGAATCGGAGTTTTTATTAATCACGAAAATATTACTTATACTGAAATTATGAAAAAACTAGTTGATGAACAAAGATTATATATGATTATTGCTAGTAGTGATTATATTTATGGAACAAATTATCAATTCTGTCACGGTTATCTTAGTAAAGATTTACAACTTACTCAAGAAAAAATTATTCAAGCTATGGGTAGAATTGGACGAAATAATATTCAACAAACTTATACTGTTCGATTTAGAGATGATACACAGATTTTAAAATTATTTACAGCAGAAACAGAAAAACCCGAAATTATTAATATGAATATATTATTTAATAGTAAAAAAGTCATTTGTCAATCTAATGTATATATTGAAATTCCAGATGATGAAATGGATTCAGTTAAATCAATTGGATGTGTTTAAGTATTTGAATTATTTATAATGTATAAAAAAAAATTATAACACAAATTTATAAAAAATTTATATTATATTATATTATAAATTTTTTTATTATATTATATTATAAATTTTTTTATTATATTATTATTTTTTTATTTTATTTTAATACAGCATAGTCATATTCTATTACATTATCTTCTACTAGTAATTCTAGAGTTATTCCTAATGGAATATATCTTTTTTTATTTATATATATTTGATTTATAGTTTTTAATTTTATTATAAAACGTGTAATATTATCCATATCATTTTCATTGAATGGATTAATACATAAATGTAAATTTATATCTATTATATTTAATGCACATTTATCATGCAAAAATAATTGTGATAACATAGTATCATTATCAAACGCAAATGGATGGTTTGAATTACAACTTAAATCTACCAAATTTTTAGGTAAATCTAATTTTTGTATTAAAGTACAACTAACATTTAAATGAAATAAATTTTTATATAGTTGAGGTAATTCAGTTATTAAAGTACAACTACAATTTAAACTATTTATACTAAAAGGAAGTGGAGGTAATTCAGTTATTAAAGTACAACTACAATTTAAATTGTAGAATTGTTCTAAATGATCTAATTCTGGTAAATAAGTAATTGATGTATGACTACAATTTAAATCTGCTAGTATTGGAGGTAATAAATCAGGTAATGAAGTAAGAGTTGAATTATTATTACAATATAATACTTGTAATGCCGACTCTTCTGGAAATATAGGCAAACTTATTAATTGATTATTAGAAATATTTAATGATTTTAATGTAATGGGTAATTCACCTATTGTTTGTATTTGATTATCTTCACATAATAATACAAATAATTTAGGCGGTAAAATAAGTAAACTTTTTAATTGATTCCTAGAAACATCTACTTTTATTAATGTAATAGGTAAATTTGGTAATATACTTAAGTAATTTTTATAACAATCAAACTCTTTTAAAGAAGTTGGTAATTTATTTAAATTACGTAAGTAATTATTAGAAATATTTAATACTTCTAAAGAATCAGGTAAATCAGGTAATTCGTGTAATGAATTTCCTGATACTTTTAATATTTTTAAATGCATAAATTGTAAACAATTAGGAAATTGTTTAATTTCTTGATAATTCGTACATAAACTAATTATATTTGGATTATTTTTTATTAAATTATCAAATAAATAATTTAAATTAAAATTAGAATAACTTCTAGAATCTTCTCTATTTATTCGTAAATGAGTAACATCAGAAGGAACAGGTTGATGTTCATTTTTAGACTCGTCGTTTAAAGTTAAACAATAATGACTTTCCATTATATCTTTGTTAAATGTAATATATTTATTATTTACAAACTATTTCAATTTTTATTTAATACATAAGTATTTTAGAATATTATATTTTTATTTTTTATTTTTTTTACTTTTGTTGTTTGTAAAATTATTTTTTAAAACAGGAATTTTAAAAGATACAAAACAAATTGCTGAAAAAACAGAACCATTTTTCTTTTTGACATTTAATGAATTATAAATAAAATCTTTACCTGGATAAATGGTTATTCCTTTATCTGTAATATTATTTTGAAATAATTTTAACTCATTTTGTATTTTACCTAATCCTCTTCTTTCAATCAATTCTTTAATAGATTTTGATAAACTCATTTCTG